TTCAACATCACAAAAACTAGATTGTACTACTGCTGAATCATCACTTGATGCAGATGAGTTAGCTAGATTTCTTTATAAAATAGAAGGTCAAGATGTCCAACACTTTAATTATGGCTCAAGTGCTTCTGAAGAAGTAACTGTATCTTTTTATGTTCGCTCCAATGTAACTGGAGTTTATACTGTTGAGTTCAGATTGAATGCAGATGGTGTAAGTACGATTACAAAACAATATACAATATCAAGTGCTAACACTTGGGAAAGAAAAATATTAAAGTTGCCAACAAATACAGCAACATCAATTACCAATGACAATAGTAACGGATTTGAAATTGCATTTTGTGTTGCAGCAGGAAGTAATTTTACAACAGGTTCTTTGGGAACATCTTGGGCAACCACAGCCACATCTAGTAGGTATGCAGGACAAGCAGCAAATATAATGTCTTCAACAGACAACGAATGGTATATTACTGGCATACAAATGGAAGTAGGCTCACAAGCCACACCATTTGAGCATAGGTCAGTTGGGGAAGAACTGAAGTTATGCCAAAGATATTTTGCAAAAGAAGATGGTGTTAAAATGAGAAACTTTACTGGCTCATCTATTGCAGTATCTATACCTCATTTATGGAAAACAACAATGAGAGCTGCACCAACAATTACTGGAACTAATGCAAGTGTAAATGAAACAATTAACACACAAGGGTTTTCAGCGTACAAAACAAGCATTTCATCTGGTGGTCAGTGGCAATTAACTGGTACTCAAGCAGATGCAGAATTATAGGAGATAAAAAATGAACATTACTTCTGCTCAATATTGGGATAATAAAAATGGAGAACATGACCATGTAATTGCTACCATAGATGGAGTTGTAATGTCTGTGCCATTAGACCCTAACAACAGACACTACGCAGAAATACTGAAACAAGTAAATGCAGGAACACTAACCATCAAGGATGCCGACTAAACATGGAAATAGATGCAATGTTATTTTGGAACATTATCCTAACTATGGTCGTTGTACCATTTGGTTGGGCATTCAACAAGATGTTCCAAGAGGTAAAGAGAATACAGATATTACTAAATAAGACACGAGAAGAATACGCACGTAAAGATGATGTAAAAGATGATATGCATGACCTTATGGATGCAATCAAAAGATTAGAAGATAAGTTAGATAAGATATTAATTGGAGCTAAATAGTGGCTAGATTTATGGGATTTAAGCCTGAGGGCATGAGGAAGATCGCCTCTAGAATGGGTTATCAAGGATCAATGGATGACTTTGATAGTTACTTGCAACAAAACCCTGAAAAGAAAAGACAAATGATTGTCTATGAATCTATGGCTAGACAAATGGCTAAAGGTGGTGTTGTTAAAATGCAAGAGGGTGGTGCAACTCAACCTGCTAGTCCTAGACAGTTACCACAAGCAGATGTTCCTGTAGGAACTACTTATACACCTACAACAGGCATAGGAGAAGTTTTTACCGATAGAGCACAAACACCTGCTTTACCTGAGGCTGGTACAACTATACCTGTTGGTACACAAGTAACCCAAGAACAAATTATAGGTGGGGATACAGGACAGTTAGCAGGGACAGTTGGAGTGCCTACAACAGTAGCACCTACAACAACTACACAATTACAACAGGCACAAGACGCTAATTTAACTGCAGTACAAACTGCATCTGACGCAGTAGATACTGCTCTATCTGCAACTCAAGCGGCACAAACGACATTAGAAGACCCAAGAGCAAAAGTATTAGCGGCACAACAAACAGCAACAAGTGTTGGGAATGTAAGTGCTGCTCAAGGTCAATCCACATTACTTCAAAATCCAGTACAAAGACAAATAGAACAAGGAGAGTTAATATCTCCTTCTGCTAATGCAGAGACTGCGTCTAAGTTTACTGAACAAATAGAAGCGGCAACTGCAACACCTACAAGTCAAGCAACTGTAGCAGGTCAGCTTGCAATGTTAACATCAAACTTTGATGCTAATGATCCACCTGCATGGGCAGCAGGTGCTATTAGAGGCGTACAAGCAGTCATGCAACAAAGAGGTTTAGGTGCTTCTAGTATTGCAGGTCAGGCTCTTGTTCAAGCAGCAATGGAATCAGCATTACCTGTAGCACAAGCTGATGCAAGTGTATTTGCACAGTTTGAAAATCAAAACTTATCTAATAGACAACAAAGAGCAATGTTAGCTGCTCAACAAAGAGCACAATTTATTGGAATAGAATTTGATCAATCTTTTCAAGCTAGAGTGCAAAATGCCGCAAAAGTTAGTGATATCGCAAATCAAAACTTTACTGCAGAGCAACAAATAGCTTTAGAAAATAGTCGTGTTACAAATACGATGAATTTAAACAACCTGTCTAACAGACAAGCTCTTGTGTTAGCAGAAGCATCTGCTTTAGCTAATATGGATTCTTCTAATTTAAATAATAGACAACAGGCTGCAGTTCAGAATGCACAAAGTTTCTTACAACAAGATATGGCTAACTTAACTAATTTACAACAAACAGAGTTATTTAAAGCACAACAAAGAACACAAGCATTGTTTACAGATCAAGCCGCCACTAACGCTGCAAATCAATTTAATGCAACATCACAAAATCAAGTTGATCAGTTCTTCTCTAACTTAGCACAACAAGCATCACAGTTTAATGCAACACAAGCTAATGCACAGGCACAGTTTAATGCAGGTCAAGTGAATACAGTAGAGAGATTTAATGCTGAGATAAACAATCAACGTGATCAGTTTAATGCACAGAATCAATTAGCTATAGCACAAAACAATGCAGTATGGAGAAGAGAAATCGCTACTGCAGATACTGTTGCAGTAAACAGAGCTAATGAACTCAATGCTAATGCAGTATTAGATATATCAAAAGAAGCCTATGACAATCTGTGGTCACATTATAGTGATACAATGGAATGGGCATGGACAAGTGCTGACAATCAGTTAGATAGAATAAATGCTTTAGCAGTTGCAGAGATAAGTAAAGATGTAAAATTAGAAACTGCAAAAATGCAATCAAGCTCTGCTGCAGGAACTGCAGTAGGTAATTTAATCGGAACATTAGGCTCTGCTGCTATAAGTAAAGGATTATTTGGAGGTTTACCTAAATGATAACAAATCCAACATTACAGATATTAAGTTCATTTGAAAAATTAGGAAGTCCTGAAACAAAAGTTGAGCCAAAAGGCATGGGAATGATGTCTAGATCAAGACCACCCGTTCAACAAATGTCAGGTATGAAAAAGCAACCTGCTATAATTGCAAGAGAAATACAAATGCAAATTAGAAATACAAACAAAGCACAAAAGAATGGAGGCACAGACGATGGAACAGTCGTTTGATAGACCTATTCCCGGAATGGCAATGACACATGAAGTAGGAGCTAGACCTTGGCAGACTCCTCCTGCATTAACAACAGTAGAAGAAGCTACAAATTATTATGCAGAAAGAATGGGGACAGATCAATTTAAAGCACAACTATTTGACGTTATGGAAATGGGTGTGCCATTAACAACATTAGCAAATACAATACAACTTGCTAGTGTTATGGAGGGTATGCACACAGTAGATGTTGGAATGTTAATGTTACCTATTCTTGTTGAAATGATGATGGCAATAGCAGACTCTGCAGGTGTTAAATATCAAACAGGTATGGAAGGTATGGAAAATGAAAGAGGCACAGTTGCTAACAGAATTATTAGTGACATGGCAAGAGAAAAAGATATGACTCAAGAAGATATGCCTATGGCAGAAACAGAAGAGATGGCACAAGAAGAGCAACCCCAAGAAGAGCCTATGGGATTAATGTCGAGGAGAGCGTAAATGTCTTTGTTTAGTAATTTATTTGGTGGAGAATTTGCAAAAGGTTTAGTGGCAGGAACTGCTAAAGGTCTTGAAAAAGGTTTTGCTGATGATATCGAAAGAACTAAAAACAATGTAGATAATCTTGTAATAGAATCCTATAAAGGTGCAGTAGAATCTAAAAAAGAATTTGACAGAGTATATAAAGAAAACAGAAAGATTGTTGATCAGATTATTGCTAACTTAGGTGGAGAGCAAGGTGCTGATAATAAAGATGCTATCTATGCTGCTCAAGGATTAATAGCTGATCAAGGATTAGATGGTGCTTTAAAATACTCTGATAATTTAAGTAGTCAATTTAAATTATATGGTAGAGACCCTATAAGGGGTTTACAAATAGCAAAAAAAATAAATCATTCAACTCCATTAACTGCAGACTTATTAACAAAGTCAACTGTTCCTGCTATAAACATTCCTGACTTTAAAGATTTAACAAAAGGTGCTGATGTTGGTATTATGAGATTTTTTGGAGATAAAGAGTTTACTCCAAATTTAATAGAAACTAGAGCTAAAAATTTAATGAGAGCACGTGGTATCGATCCTGAAAAGGGTGACTTAAATTTACCACCTGCAGTTGCAGTTAAAATTGATCCTTTAATTGCGGGTATGCAAGCTAATCCTACAAACGAAGTCATAAGGTTACAAAATTTTTTAGCTGATAATAAGGAAATGTCCACCGAAAAAGAAGCTAGAGTTAAAAATATGATTAATGTTCAGATGAATATTATTAATAGACAGAATAAACTTAAAACACAAAGAGTACCCGGACCTTTTAATGAAGCCGAGGCAAAGGACTATATGAAATTTATAACAGATCAAATTGTAAGTGCATTTGACATAAATGTTAAAAAAAATGATTTTACAGGTGCTTATATTTCAATTGGTGATAAAAATAAAAAAAATAAATTAGTGATGGATTATGTAAACAAAATTATGATTACATTAAATGATGCCGCTAAAAAAGGAACATTAACCAAACAAGGAAATTTTATGACTATTGTGTCTCAAGCTATTCTTGCAAATAAAAAGTTAGTAGATGTCAATGGTGTTTTGACAACTGTGGATGATGATGTAATATTTAACCAAACAGATTTTGATACACTTAAAAAGAAGACAACAAGTCAATTAAACCCACCCGGAAGTGGAAATTTATCAACAATGAGTCAATCTCAGTTGGTTTCTAGTATTAAAAGTTTACAACCAAATACACCCAAAAGAACAAAAGCTATAGATGCATTAGTGAAACTTATAATTCAAAATAGAAAAGCTCAAGGAGCACCCATAGGTTATAATGATGCAATGAATATAGCTAAAAATTTAATAAGATAGAGAAATTAAATGCAGTATGAAATAGATGCTGATTATACCCAATTTGACCAAGAGGGTTTAACTAGAGAAAATCTAATCCAAAACGTAAATTTTTTATCAGATGCTAGAGCCTTTTTAGCAGATAGAGAAGATTACTATTCCGATGATCCTGAAGACATATATGACAGATACTTAGAGCATTTTCGTTATCAAAACGTTAATGAGGTAACTGCTGTAAGAGATATGTATCAGGCACAAGACTATAAAAGTAAAGGTGATTCTGAAGGTCTAGCTAGAATGGGCAGACTCATGAACACTTTTGATAAGCAAGATAGTGAGTTTACAACAGAAACTTTGACAGATTATTTAGGTGGTGTGTTCACTGCTCCATCTACATACGCAGGAATGTTCTCTTTTGGTGCTGCAAAAGGTGGTGCTTTAGCTGCCCAACAAGGCTTAAAGTTTGGTATAAAAGAATTAATTAAAAATGGTGCTAAAGTTGCAGGTAAAGATTTAACAACAGGAGCATTAAAAAAAGCAGGTAATTATTCTAGATTAAAAGCATTAAGAGAAGGCTTTGCAAATGGTGGATATAAAACTGCCATAGGTGCAGGTGTTGTTGATGCTTTAGGTGCATCAGGGACTGCCGCTGCTCAAGAAGAAACTAGAGTTACAATTGATCCTGAAAGAGAGTTTGACAATAGTAATGTTGCATTAGCAGGTGCGTTGGGGTTTCTTCCCGGAACTTTATTGGGTGGATTTACAGGTGCAAAGAAAGCAATAGCAGGTAATACTGCAGAAATGTATTTAAAAAATGCACTAAAAGAAAACAGAAAAGCAGTACATTCATCTTTTAAAAATCACACTTTAAAAAATTTAAAAGACAAAGGAACTATAGGGAAGTTAACTAAAGATTTAAACTCAAAATTAAATAAAGTAGCTTTGTCAAAAACTGCAGAAGAGTCACTTGAAAAAGGTAAAAAATTAAAAGAAGATTTAGCTCCTGAAGTTGGAACACTATTTAGCTTAGATAGTAAAATTATAGCCAATATATCCTCTGCAGGTGCAGAAATAATAGATATGATAGGACCTAGAGCAGGTGTTGTTAAAGGTAGTAAAGAAGATTTAGAAGAGAGAATAACTTCTAGAATAGCAAGAGGTTTTTCCTTACCCGATGAAGGAATGAAAAATAAATTAATGGATGCATTTCAGGGTATTCTTAAAAAACACAATCTAACTGCTCAAGAGTTTGGATCATTATATTTAGCAGAGATATCTGAAGCAGGTAGAACATTAGGTGTGCAAAGTCGAATATCAAAAGATCAGACTAAAAAATTATTTGAAGAGTTAAATGAAGTAGATAAAAGTTTATATACTTTAGGTAGAACTACAGAACAAGCTAGAGAAGAGATTCTTAAAAATGCAGATAGAGGTAATTTTTTAAATTCTATCAATGATGGATTACGTGCATTAAATAAAACACGTATTGGTTTAATGACAGTGCAACTAGCTACAACTGTAAGAAATACTACAAACGGATATTTTAGAAATTATGTTTATGGTTTTAATAATTTAAATGCAGGTTTACTCAGAACTTTAATTGTAGCACCTCAAAGATACGTAAGAGGTGTGGTATTTAATGATGATCAACTAAAACAAGCAGGTGCTTTTGCCGCCAAAGAAGGTGTGGCAGATTTAAAAAATGCATTTAGTTCTGCTTATTTAAAAGATTTAGTCTTAGGCATACAGAGTGAAGACACTGCAGTATTAGTTAAAATGTTTAAAGACCCTAAATTAGGTAATTCTGAAAAAGCATCAGAGTTATTTAGATCACTAGGAGACATAGGAAACAGTGTAACATCAAAGATAGGAACACAGAATAGCAGAATGATGAGAGTTGCCTCTTTGCTCAATGGATTTAACACCATGAGTGATAACATGTTTAAGGCAGCTATATTCTCTAGAGAAATAGATAAGTTAATTAGAATAGATGCAGGTGATGTATTTAAGAAAAATGGAATAAGTAATTTAAGTGATTTAGTTTCTAGTGGAAACATGAAATTAATGGATGACAAAGCCATAGCGAATGCCATGTCAGAGGCAATGGATTTTACCTATCAAACAGGCAGATTTAGAGGAAGAAAAGGTGGATTTAATCAAGTTGCAGCAGGTTTTATTGATACTTTTAGTACACAATTAGGATCAACATTTGTTCCTTTTCCAAGATACATGGTAAATGCATTTAGATTTTTTTATGAGCATGCTCCTGTATTGGGAATGATTGATGCTTTTGGCATATTAAATAAAGCCAGAGGTGCAGATAGATTTGCTAAACAAATGACAGGAATGGGCATGATCACTGCACTTTATGGCATGAGAGAGCAGTTAGGAGATGAGACTACAGGTGCTTATCAATACAAAAATCCATTCGGTCATGGTACATTTGATGCTAGAGCAGCCTTAGGTCCTTTCACTGCATTTGCAGCATTAGCAGATTATTTATATAGATTAGGAAAACCTAATGGTTTCTTTGAAAGAGAATATGGCTTTAAGCTACACGATAATGAAAAGGTATCAGAAAAGATAAGTATAAGAGATTTAACCACTGCATTAACAGGTGGAGCATTTGGTAGAGCAGGTGTAAGTTTAGACATGATGGATGGATTAGTATCTGCTTTAACTAAAGAGTCAAATCTTTCTGATGAAACTAAATTAAATGAAGTCGGGGCTAGATTTTTAGGAAATTATTTTAGCACATACACTGTGGGTGCAGGAGTGTTAAAAGATGTATATGCTATGGTTGATCCTGATTACAGATTATTAACCGACAATACAGACGTAGAGTTTATTCCTTACGTGTTAAAGCAAGCTACTCGATCATTTCCTATGGAAGCACACGCAGATGGTGATGGATTCTTTGAAAGACCCGCACAAACATCCCCATACAAAGCAGGTGGCATACAAAACTATATGCCTTTCTTCAGACAAATATCAGGACTAACTCCACAAGAGCCTAGAAATACTGCACAAAAAGAACTAGATAGATTAAAATTAGATTATGTTGAAGTAGCACCAAGAAAATTAAAAGACCCTGAAGCGAATAGAGATGCGAGATTATACACAGGTTATGCATTAGAGGGGTATTTAAGTGATTATATTAATAGTCCTGACTATAATAGTTTAGATAATGATGCACAAAAAAAGAAAGCTCTTAAATTAGAAATGGCTAATATCAAAAATGAAGCATTAGCTTATGCTTTAAATAGTCAAGATTGGGATACAACCGATGATATAATCAGAAAAAATAGAGCAAGATTTTTTAGACTACGTGGATTGGACAGAGAGATAATAGAAAGAGAATGGAGAAAACAAAATCCGGGTCAGGATATAGAAATGGATGATTACGGAGATTTGTTAGATATAGGTGAAGAGTTTGGAATAATTAAGTAGTAACATGTCTTAATATTCCCATCATCAACGCTGCACAAGCAACACCATTAACCATTAATAATGCTCTATCATGCCAAAGATAAGCCATACCAGTTAAGCAACCTGTGCCTACGCAGGAGGATATCAAATCGTAGAAGGGGAACACACCGACTGCTCGACAGATTATCCCTGACATGATGAACATAGAACCTATCCATTTTAAATACCAAGATAGGTCATGCGTTGGAGTTATTTTTTGCATTTAACTCCTTTAACTTTTTTAAAATTATATCTGTTAAACCTTGCACAAGTTTAACATTCTCAAATATCTCTTCTAATTTTTTTGAAGTAGTTTTATTTCTCTTTTCCATAAACTCTTTAGCCTCTTTTTCTAGACTCATTTTTTTCAACCTGTTTAAAATAAGCAAAGTTATAACCTCTTTGCCACTCCCTATGTTGCATAGTTTTTACAGGAAAAGGATTCTTTTTATTAAATCTAAAACCTGTGATGCCCTGATTATATTGCAACTTCAAGGGTGCATCATATTTACCTAGACCTCTTTCTTGTCTACTTAGATTTTTTTTCTTTTTTATCACTTTCTTCTACAGTCTTTCTTTCAAAGTATTTTATAAGTACGGATAGTCTAGCATCATATTTGTCTATAGCTTCTAGCTCTTTATCTATTGATCCTTGTATGTCAGTATGCTCTCCAATGCCAACGGATGTTCTTAAATATACTTCAACGTTTGCTATGTGTTTATTTATGTTACCGACATAATAAGATTTTAATGCAGATAATAAAATTTCTCTCATGTTTATCTTCCTTCTATATCAACCACTTCACACGATCCAGCAACACATGCTAAATCTTTACTTCCTGTAGTCGTGTCTTCTTTTTCAAAATCTTTCAACTTACCCCAATCAATTGATTCAGGCATATTATTTAGTAAGTTATTATATTCATTTTCGTCTATATCTTGATAAGGTGCTTGTTTATAAGTATGCTCACTAAAAGGTAAAAAAGATATGCCTGATACTTCATCAAAGTTATCATATACCCATGCACCAACTTTCATCCATTCGTTCTCTTTTACAGATACAGTAACAGATGGTTTGTGTTCACACCAATGTCTTTGAAAAGTTAACCAATAATTAAGTTGTTCTATAGCAGTCATCTCAGTTCTGGTAGTAGCACCTTTTGGTGACTTCATGGGAAAACTAAAAACAGAAACACTGTCAGGTTTAGTAATGTCAGGCTCTATAGGTATACCTGCTTCTTTCATAAACTGTGTTAGTGGGTCTTTATTATCTCCACGCACAGTTCTAATGTAATATGGATTATGTCTAGCGTGAATACCACTTGCACTATCAACTAGTTGAGAAACAGTTCCTGATGGTTTAATACAAGTAATAGCAGTAGATTGAGGTATGCCTAAATCTTTAGCTACCTTTTTATTTGTTTCTACTGCAACTTCTTTTAATTGTTCAAGAGTGTCTTCTAAATTTTTATCATACGGAGATAGAATAGAGCAATCAAGAATACCTGTTAGGGAAACTCCTAACAATCTTTCTTCTTCTGTATTATCTTTCCACACCTTACGTAGATATTTAAAATCTGTAAGAGTAGATTGGAATGTTCCTAATATAGTAGCCATTCTAACTTTATCTTTTAATGTTTGTAAATCATCTGTTTGTCTACATACAACCTCTGTAAGATTACAAAACTGATAAGGTCTCAGTATAATCTCACTACAAGGATTACAACCAAACTGTATATAATCTAAAGGTAACACAGGCTTTTCAACTAAAGCATATTTTCTTCTTTTGTTTTTAGCTGCTTGTTTGATAGCTGATTCTCTATTAAAAATGCCACGTTCTCCTGATTTAGATTCGTATAAAGATGTCCACTCTCTCATGAATGTACCCATCTCAGGCTTACCTTTAAATGCTACAGAGTTATTGGCTAATGCTCTTTGCCCTTCGTTCTCCCACCATTGACCTGACTTTGCGTGTCTCATTTGATCATCACCTAAATTAGATAAAGATATAAGTGCAGAACGTCTAACTCCACCAACAACTACGACCTCACCTATCTTACACATAATATCATGACACTCAATAGGATATAATCTTCTACCTGATGCCTTCTTAAATATAGATATACAAAAATTATATAAGTCAACCAAAGGTTGAGGACCTGATGCTCTACCACCAAATGTTTTTAGTCTTGCACCCGCAGGTCTAACTTGTGACACATCTAAGGATGGAACTTGCCCTACATATAACATAGCTATAAGTTCACGTAATGCTCTTGCCCAACCCGGTCTGCTATCTGCAACTGTAATAACTGTAGTGCTATTTTCAAAATGTTCATTAACTACAGGTAATTTATCAACATTCTCTCTTTCAACAGAAAAACCAACACCTGTGCCACACATTAAAATATACATACATTCATCAAAACTTCTTGGACTATCTACAGGTATGTAGCTACAGTTATAGCCTGCAACATGACATCTGTCTAAAGCAACACCTGCAGTCATTAATGCTCTCATGCTCGGCATAACACTAAGCGAAACAATAGCATCCGTCATTTTTTCTTTCAATGCTTTTGTTATCGTATAATTGTTTTTACTTTTAAGATGATTATCCATGTAATCAAAATATCTATCAACAGTTTCAAGCCAAGTTTCTCTTCTTTGTTCTTCATCATTCCATCTCGCATAACGAGATAAGGCTATAAAATTTTGATAATCTGTTGGTAAATAATTATTCATCTATGTCTCCCGTGTTATTACCTTTATGCTAGTCACTTTTAGACCATCCACTTCATGTATTATATCTTTTAAATAATCTTCTATTTCCTGCCCTACATTTCCGTCTGATGGTATTGGATATTCGCTAGGGTCAGCTTTAACATTTAAAATTATGTTAACTCGTATCATCTTTCTTTACTTTAATTAATTTATTCAAATAAAATAATGCTTTTTCTAAATCCTCAACACCATTTTTATACCTATATCTCCAAATATATTTTATTATATTTCCCTGCAAATAATACTCACTGCCTTCATTTGTGGCTGCCATAATTGCATCTAAAGCCTCTATACCTGCTTGATTGTAATGGGGTGGATGATTAACCATATCCATAATCTGTGTATTATCAGATTGTTCTCGTGCCTGTCTTCTAGCCATGTTACCTATTTCTTTAAATTTTTTATTTAATTCTTCTCTGTACATTCCCATATTAATCTTCTCTTTTAAAATTTATATGTACTACATTATCTTTTTCTTCTTTTATGTCAAATTTTTTCTTAACAAAGGTAGCTAAAAACTGCTCCATTTTTGTTGCCATACTTGGTTCAACTTCCATAATTGGAACTGAGCAAGCTATTAATTCTGCTAAATGTGTTAAGGAACTTTGACTTTCTTTATCCAATGTAGAATTGGGATCACAAATAATATTTAATTCTACATCTCCTGTCCAATATGACCCCTCTGCCTTTGGAACTAACTCTATGTATACTGCGTTTAACTTTCTTTTCATAACTATTTCCTTTCATTTTTGTTATGTAAATCTATAAAATGTTCTGCATCAACCAATAACAATGGCTTATGATTGTTACGTTTAATTACAACTACAGGTTCATAATCTTTACTATTTTCTTGTGCTTGAAAGTATGACTTCCATATGTTTATTTTTTCTTGATTTTTACATTCAATAGAATAGGGAAACTTTTTTCTTGCTTCTCTTGCCATTATTAAATCTTCCCCACCTGCACCCATTGATCTTGATTCAACATCATCAGGATGTATATCTAGTTTATTTATAAGAAGGTCACGAAACCATTGTTGTAATCTTCTGCCTTTTGCTTTCGCACTTTGTGGTTTTACCAAATCTTTTCTGCTTCTTTTTTCATCTTATCCGACCACATCCAAGAGTCAGTATTTGGGAACTCATAGTGTGCTAAAGTATGCTTGTCCTCACTTAAAGATAAAAATCTTTGTATTGTAAAAGCAACTGTTTTAATTTGCTTTTTGTAAGCAGATAAACTTCTTAGTGAAAACTTTTTACTGTCTTTAGAACTAGCAAAAAACAAATCTACCTTCTTATCAGGATATGCCATAGAGTACAAAGCCATCTGTCTCTTTTGTGATTCTGTAGGCTTTGATGGTATTCTTGCAGTTGTCTTCAAATCAACTATGGTATTATCAAACAAAAAATCAATATAGCCAATAATAGGTATGGGTAAATCATCTAACTGTACCTCTACTTTTTCTTGATATCCCTCAAGTTTTTTGTATTTAAATTTTTCATCTAATACTTTACCATAACCCTCAAGAGACTTTCTCTCTTTCTCTGTTCTAGCTTCGTTTAAATCAATACCTGCTTCACCACACAAAGCTACAAATTTTTTGTCAAGCATGTCAAAGTCGTAGAAACCTTTCTCAACTTTTTCTGCTAACACATGCTCAAGTGCAATACCTCTCATGGCACTAGCACCACTGAAGGATTTAATGCCAAAGAGGTATCTCATTATCCACTGAGACTTGTCTGTAATATAAGTATTTATACTACTAGGTGATAAATAATTTATATTATGCACCTTGAAAGGATCATTTTTAATCACTGAGAATCTTCTATATCAATAAAGTCTTCTACAGTTTGTATGTCCTCTTTACTAACTTCTCCTTGCCTATTCTGAACTCTGTTATCCCACTCTTTGCAAATGTAATCGTTAAAGTTTTTAACAAAGTCGTTAAAATCTCTAAACATCTTTTGATCTTCTTCTGTCATATCAAAACTTGCAGAAAAGTCTACTTCAGCTATAGGTGTGTAAAATTTACTACCATTAGGCAGAGGATTAGCATTAGTGCCATTAAAATGTATCGCATGTTGAATTGGCAACACAGACTTAGCAGAAAACTCTGCAAACTTATCACCAAATATTTTAAAAGCATCCTTGTTGTCAACTTCCCAGATGAAAGGAAAATCTGTTCCATCTTCAACAAGAATACCTTTATCGTCAACAGGACTATCTAAAGTCACTGTGCCAAACACGACCCTTACCCTTTTAATCTGCCTGATCAAATCCTGCATATCTTTTGGTAAGGCTTGAAAATCTTGAACATAACCTGATGGCTTGCCACAATTGAAACGACCTGTGTTATCCTTCAAATCCATGTTAAGACTATCTGCCATGATGGTTCGGTGGAAAGAACCCTTAGATTCACCACCTTTGGCACTAGGATTAGCGACATACCTTTTAAGCATGAATCGCTGCATAAATGGTCTGATTGTAATATTCTTTGAAAATAAAAAGGTGGAGGAATCCTCTTTAATAATTTCAAGCCTATAACAACCACCCTCAACAACTTCAACGTTTGAGAGCTTACCATTTATTTCTGCCTTACCCATAATGGGTGAGTGCCAAATTCTTAATCTATTTAATGTGTTAGAGCGTTTAGCAGGCTTGTCCATTGCCATGCCCATGGCTCTTGCTAAATTTTCATAGCTATCTGTATTAATATTAGCTAATTCTGTCATCAATGACTCCTTTATAAAGTAGTAATAGTTTTATCATGATACCTCTTTTGTGTCAAGCCAGTTGTCTCCCATCTTAGCTTCAAGTAACAGTGGCACATTAAAATTAATACCATAATAATTATCTATTATTGTTTTCATATCATTATTGATTGATTTAATTATAAACAATACTTGATCTTGTTCCTCAGGATGAACATCAATAACAATTGAGTCATGCACTGTGTTAACAATACAAGATTTACAAGTAGATAGTCTTTCATCAATCTTCATTAAAACAAGAGGAACAATATCTGCAGTAGCAAAACTCTGCACAGGGTAGTTTTTAATCTGCGTAAAGTGACTCACTGTTCCATTTACTCTCCTCTCAACATCAGGAAAAGAAAACTCTCTACCTGATGGTATTTTAATCTTCCTTGTATTTATAGCCTCTTTAGCCAATCTGGAGTGCCATAATGCGATTTCTTTGTACTTTTTCGTGAACTGTTCGTAGTATTTCGCTTCTGCATTAGTTCTCCCAAAACCTGTTGCTCCGTAGAGTGGTGCGAAGGTGTGTGCTTTGGCTTCTTGCCTACTAATTTTTTGACCTGATTCCGTAATGACGTTAGCAGTGTACGAATGAACATCAAACCCATTTTCTATCTCCTTCATGGCTGTTTTATCTTGTGATAAGAACGCTGCGGTTCTAAATTCTAATTGTGCAAAGTCTGCTTCCAAAATTTTTCCACCACTCCATCGTGATACAAATACTTTTTTAACAGGGAATGTACCACCCCTAGGCATGTTCTGCATATTTGGATCAGCACCACTAAATCTGCCAGTAGCAGTTCTGTGCTGAAGTAATCTTACATGTAACATTCCATCTGCCTTAGTGTGTATCTTTATACCATCTACAAAAGAAGAGAGGTAGGTATCAAGAGAAGATAGCCTTTGTATATCTGCTAAAAAGTTATAGGCTTCCATGCTATCATTTCTTTTTGTTACGTGTTGTAAAACCTCTAGCATTTTTTTGTTAACACTAAAACCATTTGCACTTACCCATTTTACATTAGGTGGATTAAATCTAAATCCTGCAATCTTACCACTATTTACAAATACAAATCCCTCACCATTACACTTAGGACATTTAGGTAGCTTGGCATATAAACTGCCATCTTTTTTATATTTTTTAATTGTTCCTGCACCATAACAGTTCCAACATTTCTCTGCTTTTGTTTTGTAAACAATATCACTGTTCTCTTTTACTGTCTGATGAAACTTTGTCTTTTCCATTGTATGTCCAAAGTGATTCATCCATAGTGATTTATCTTTTGGTTTCCTACTATAAAGTATCCAAGACATCTGTTCGGGACTATTCATATTAATAGGTGTATCCCCCATTAATTCTTTTACCTGCCCTTTCAATCTTCTCTCTATGTCTAACTTTTCTTTCTGAAACTCTAACTCTACAGATTTAAGTGTGTCTGTATCTACTTTAAATCCCCTGCGATATATTTTAGCTAATGCAACAGATACTTTATTTGTAAATATTACTGTATTCATTAATCCTGCGTCTTCTTTTGAATTTAATCTTTTGTATTGTAAATCAGACAGTTCTTGTGTTGCTTTTAAATCTGCAGATAAATATTGTTTTAATTCATCTCTTGGTATGCCATCAACACCCACACCTTGAGCAAAGTAATGTTTCAGTGTGTCCTCTTTTTGTGTGTCAAGCTCATGTCTTTTGGCACACTCCTCAAGAGACAATGGTTCTTTCTTACCTCTCTGCAGAACATACTCTGCTAACATTGTATCAAAGACAGGACCATCATATTTGTATCCTGTTTCCCATAACCACATAAGATCATAAGCTATATTGTGACCGATGATGATAGTAGCTTTGTTTAATAACTCCTGCAGATATATTCCATCAGGCACATCCATATTAAATAAATGCTCTTGTCCATTGTCCTCTAAACATCCAACTAAAACTAATTTATTAGATGGTTCAAATGGATCAAGGTGCATCTTACCCTCTCTTTTTACAACAGTATTTTCTACATCTATTGTAAGTTTCATTAAAATCCTCCTTTAAGTTTACTTATTGGTAAATTATAACAAGATGCCCGAACAACATAATTATTGGACGGATCAACTTCTCCTTTCTTTAAAAAAGTAGCATTTAAAAAATAATCTTGTTTTCTCATTATCCCTAAATACCAACCGACACTAAAGTCTTTTTTGACTCTAGTAAATGCATAGTAATCACATTCTTGACTAGAATTTGCTTCAGTTATACTACATTCGTAATGTGGAAGAGGTTTAACACTTGTCTGTTTTGTTTTAACATCAACCTTATATCCATTAATAATTAAATCATATTGATATGTGTTAATCCATTCTCCACCGAGAACAAATAAAACTATCTGCTCTCCAATAAAACCTGCTAAGTTGCCACCACCATTCAGTATAGAGTTACTTAACTTTCCAACTTCTACTGCTTTTTCTCTTGCAGTAAGAAACATTTTTTCTGTTACTTTAATTTCAATCAAGATTCATATCTTCCTAGTTTATAGTTCAACTCACATGTTATAACACCATGCCAACCTGTAAGTTTATTTTTAACAATGTTTAAATGTCTCTGTAAGTCTTCAACATCTCCATCATCTTGTTTGGGTGGATTCTTTGCGATCAGTATCATCAGATCGGCTTCTGCTGCTTTACCCGTTCTACTGCCTTCCATCATTGATTGATTCAGTAAGACCTTACCTTCTGCATCAGCAGATAATTGTGACATATAAAATACTGCACATTCATATTGTTTTGCAATCTGTCTTGCATGAATTGCATTTGCTTTTAATGCTTCGTCAGGTCTTGCAAACCCTTGCGATCTTGCAAATTTATCTCCCATGTCTAAAAGTAGTACATCAGGTTTATATGATTTGCAAACACTTTCTACCCAAGACATATCACGACCAGTCGCATCTTTTACTTTGATTTTTGATTTTACAGGCTCATACAAATCTCTAGCCTTTGCAGGATTCTTTCTAATTTCTTTCATCTCCATACCTGTTGCGGCAGTTAAATATCTTGCACCAACTCTATGATAACCTTCTTCGTTACAAAGTATAACACAGTTAGCTCCTTGTGAAGCTAAACCATTTGGTGAAGCAATCATACTTGCATGGAAACTTGTCTTACCTGTGTTTGGTCTTGCACCTATTTCGATCAAGTGTCCTGCATTGACACCATTAATCATCCTTGTAAGTGCAGGTATATTAAAGTTCCAACGTGCCTCAAGATCATTTTTAGCAAGTAATGTTTCAATCTCTATGTCATCCCAATCAACATTTAGATCAGGTGTAAAGTCATCATTGTATTGCTCTAATAATAATCGTAATGGTTCTAAACTATTTTGTGTGCCATTGACATAGTCAAATCCAAGATTAGCCACATCTTCTCCAATCACTTGTTGAAATAATTTTGATAACACTTCTTGTGCTACATCACTTCCAAGTGGATGTTCTTTCTTTATTTGTTTAAATAATATTGAGTAGGCTTGTTTTTGAGCAGTAGTCATGGATGGATTACCTGATATAAATAATGCTTCTATTTCATCAGGTGTGACAGTTCTATTGTATCTGTCCATCGCATGATCTATTGATTGTTTAATCTTTCTCGAATCTTTACTAAACAATCTATCAGGGCATCTTGCTCCACGATGTTCTTCGTAAAATGGTTTGTCCATTAAACTTCTTAATAATGCTAATTCCATATTTTACTCCTTCGGGGTTAGGTTATATAAATTAGTTATATCTTTTTTGTTTTTATATTTTAAGTCATCCGTTAATCTTAATACTTTTATATCGTTAACATATCCTCTTAGTTCTTTTGCAAATGCAAAAATCTTCGGCATAGCATCGGGGTCAAGTGCTATTATTGTCGTAGAGAATTGTGAAAGAAAATTCTTGTGTTCTTCAGAAAGTGAAGTGCCAAGAATCGCAACCCCGACAAATGTGTTGCCACCAATAGTAGCAGCACTAACACAATCCTCTACAACAACAGAAACTTTAGCATCACCATAAAAATAAGGCAAGTTATTATTTCCATATCGTTTCCACTTAGGCAATCTAGATGTTAAAGCTCTGCCAGTCGCATCTACAATTTCACCTTTGTCTTTGATAGGAAACACAACACGATCTTCTTTTACATCGTAATGTAGATCAAGAGCGTCTGCGTCAAGTTGCCATGTATCACAGAACTCGATTAATTTTTTTCTGTTGTCATGAGGAACAATGTATTGTGGTAACACAAAAGTTATAGGAGAAAATAGAGGATTAACTTTTGTCTGTTTAATATCTTCGACAGACAGATTTACTCTTGTGTTACCACTTATGTTACAAGAAGCCTTGTAACAATTCCAAACTACTACACCCATATTGTTTGTTACAGTAAAAGTTTTATAACCTTTGCAACATGGGCAATGTAATCTTTTAGTATGTCCTATAGGTATGTCTAACTCTAACACATACCCCCGGACAGAGTTAATGTCTTTTACCATATTAATTTTAATCCGTCAAATTTTTTCTTAAATTAAGTGCAACATTAGCAGATTGAAAGGTATTCTTCATATATGGCTTAACACTCTGAGGGTTAGCATGACCTGTTACAGACATGATGTTTCCCATCGAAACTCCTGCGTCTACCATTTCAGTTGTACCTGTTCTTCTTAGATCAGATAATCTAAGTTCTTCTGATAATCCTGCCATGCTCATTAGTTGTCTGCCAATAAAAGGTAGTTTAGTGAGCGAATAAGGCTCATACAAGCCTCTTCTTGGCTTTGGTCTAGGTGCAACATACTTTTGGAATCCAAAGTCTTCCTGCTGCGATTTTAGCATAGTATTAAGATCATCAGATATAGGAAGAAAAACCTCTGCTCTTCGTTTAGATTGTGTGATATGTGCTTTTTGCTTATCTAAATCTAAACAATCCCAAGTTAATGTTCTCATATCTCCTAATCTTTGACACCATTCGTATGCCATTTGTACAATCAATCCAATGTTTCTATATTTAAAATCAGAATAAGCTAAATCTAAAAACTTCTTGACATCTTGTTTTGTCCACACAACTTTTCTTGGTTGGGGTGTTCTTCTTTTTATATTTGAAAAAGGATTAACCTCAGTATATTCCATGTGTATGGCATAATTAAAAATAATTCTTGTAACAGACATCACATGGTTTGCCATATGAATGCCTTTTTCACACCATTTTTCGTAGCACAACTTAGCAATCTTTGTAGTGATATCAGAAAAGTTGATACTGCCTAAAGTTTTAGCAGTACCAACCTCTGTATTTATCGCTACATCAAGAAAGTATTTATATTGCACTTTAGTTTCATCACGTAAGTTGTTGAAATCATACGACAAATAGTATTCTTGTAGTAACTTATGTAGTTTCATATTATCCACTCTTCAATCCAAAGTTTTGTAACTTATCTCCTCTAGCATGATGAAAGCCTCTTTTCAGAGACTTTCTTTGCTTAGATTGAGATAGGTGCATATGCTTTTTCCTATGTCTATTGATAGCATATTTTCTTTTGAAGATCGCTTTCATTATGCTGCCAACAATGATTGAAACTGAGGTGTGGATATCCACTTAGCAACTTGTTGCTCTCTCTTCCACATAGTCTCAGCTTGAGTATCAAAACCAGTTTCTCTGATCTTGAAACCATTTCTTTCATCAGCATACGATGCATAGTTAGTGAATGCAGAGTAAAGAGCAAACACATTCTTGCCACGCTTGGATATCTCTTCACAAGCTAGAGCATACATCTTCTTAGCCAATGTCTCTGACTTGATGATACTCGCTAGGAATGTCTTACCATCTACATTGAGTGGTGTATCTGCCCACTTCTGCAGTCTGTTACAACTATTGTCAAAGGTAAGTCTAGCCTCTTTTACTTCATTAATATAAGCTGCTAATACAAATCCACTCGTATTCTTACGTTTGATGGATTCGTATGAACCTGTAATCAATCCGTTGCTACAGTAGAAATCGATACCACCTGTGTACACTTGATTAGAACAAGAGCCATCTACACCATGAAGAGCGACAAGACGCTCATTGATTGTAGTTTGATGTTTATTGGTTGTTATCGTAAACTCAACATTAGGCAACTTGATATCTAAGAGAGCAAAGGCTTTGTTTCTAGCAGTTTGTATCTTAACTACTGCACCTTCTAACTCGTGAGGAAGTCTGTTGTCTTGTGTTGCTTTTTTGATCCCATTGAAAAAGTCAATGTGATTGGCTGCCTTGAACTTGCTACCTACGATGCCGATGACATCTCCAGTAACAGAGTTGTGGACATATTTTTTGCCTTGCATTTTAGTTGGTGAATACTCAATCTTAAAGTCAAGGTCTGTTCCCTCTAAATCAAATAGAGGATTTGTTACAAAGTCTAATGGCATAATAATATCTCCTTTCTCCATTGTTGTTTGTAATTACGTTATTATTCCGAAGTACCCCATGATAAATGATAATGCAGATACTCCAAGTATAATCCATATTATATCTTCGTTATTAAACATATTATTCTTTCCTATACTCTATAATAATCCATGCTATCAGCATGGGTATAAACAATATAACATATAGTATATAAGCAAGCCAAGAATAAACATTATTTTGTTTAGAATATTCTTCCCAATCTAATATGTATTCTTGCTTTTCTTTTTTATTTTTTTTCATTTACATCCATTCTAACTAATTTGTCTATATTTTTATTATATAAAACAATACCGAAGTCATAGCCTTGTTTGTAGTAATACATCTGTTTATGATAGGTTGCTCTGATACCTTTAAAAAAACCATCTGCCACACCATCTTTAAATGCTTTTAACACACCATTTGATTCTATCTTCTTATCTAAATGATGTGCCTCTATTAACTTATCTGCTAATTGATCTCGTTTTACACTCATAATTCATCTCCTTGTTTTGGTGAAATAAAATCTAAATTAGTACCATAACTAACTACACAATATATACTATGTTGAGGATGAAACTCTACAATAGTATATGTTTTAGTTTTTATGTTAGCATATATCTGCAAAGGTATCATGACAGGTTTTTCCTGTAATCCTTCTTTACTTCTAACTTTAGCTAGTTGTACTGCATTAAATAATAACTTTTCATTTTTATCTTGTATTGTATACATCATCTCTTTTTCTTTTGCACACATGACTGGTTTGTCATTCCAAGTTC